AGTCGATTCCTGTACTTCAATTTTACCAATCGGGAAAATATTTCCGCTGCCATTATCCATGTAGATCGTAGCATTACTTACGGCGTTGCCTTTAGTACCATCTGTAAATTTGTCAAGATATTCTTGAAGGTGTCTTACGTACATTATTTTTTTGGTTCCTTTCCTTTTCCTGGACCTTTTTTGACTATGTATTTTAATGTTCCATTTGCTCCTGATTCAACAGCCTTAACCAGGTGTTTAAACAAGAAGTTTTCTTTTAGTTTTCGTTTGGCTTGCTCTGCGTATTCAGTCAATTTCTTTGTATCTCTCATGCCTTGCCTTTTATAAAATGTTAGGGTAAAAGTCAAACATGGGATTACCTAAAAGATTGACAGAGAAGCAGAAAAAATTTGCTGAGCTTATTGTGTACAACGACGGAAGCAGAGATGCTTGGGAGTGTGCAAAAGAAGCTGGCTACGGCCCAACGTCCGACCTTGCAGCAAGAGTCGCCTCTTCAAGATTAACTAATCCTCAATTGTACCCTCTTGTAGTTCAGTACATTGGTGATCTGCGTGAGGAAGCTAGAAAGAAGTATGAGGTTACTATGGACAGACACCTTGAGCAGCTTGCAAAAATACGTGACCAAGCGTTGAAGAAGGGAGCATATTCTGCAGCGGGTAATATGGAAGTAGCCAGAGGAAAGGTTGCCGGATATTACATTGATAGAAAAATGATTAAGACAGGTAAGATAGATGATCTTGATAGAGATCAGTTAATGTCTAAACTAGAAAAAATGGTAGAGGATCATTCGAAAATAATTGAAGGTCAATCTACAGAAGAACAACCGCTAATAGAGCTATCATCAGAGCCGGAAGATGAAATAGAAACCATAGAAGAAACAGACCAAGAGTTACTTGAAGAACCCATTCCAGAAGAGCCAGAACCTTCATTACAATAATATTTTTTCCATTTTAACAATACAACCTTTAGGAAATACATTTCGGTCAGAGAATAAACCATCGGCCTCATCATAACTGGCGAACGTTCTTATACATTTAGAATCTCTTTCATATAGGTAAGCATTAGTAACCATTACTGAAGGCATCATACCACTAAACTCATAAGCTGTCGCATGCCCGCTATCACCTAAAATATCAACCCATGTTATTTTGTAGAAGTAATATTTCTTCTTTTTAAGCACTACATGTCTGTATTTTGATTTTTTATTCATAGCTGATCCCTTTCCACTTTATAAGATATAAATATATATAAATATAAAAATTCTGAAAATATTTCTGAAACGCTGTGGAAAATGTGGAAATCATAAAAACAACCCTTAAGTAGTTGAAATCATTGAATAAAAGTTCCACAAAATCTTCCACATTTCGTCGAAAAAAAATGTGGAAAATGTGGAAAATGGCCAAAATCTGCGTCAGAATGTAACAAAAGTTTAGAATCATTCTAAAGTAAAAACGATTTTCCACAAAATTTTCGTCGTTTCCACAAAAGTTCCACAAATTAATTTTACTCATTTTTCCCCGTTTCTCGACTCTCGCTCCTAGCTGCTCGAACCTTGTAATAAGCATCAACTCGGGCTAGCCACTCGTGACTAAGTGCTCGAAACTCGGAGCCATTGATTATGAATCGTTGAAAAAAATTATCAGGAGTACACATCAATATAACTCCTTGCTCGATCTCAGAATCGTGAACGTAGTTATGAGCCATCGCATAAGCTACCATCTGCAACTTATAATCAGTTATCCACTCGATACGTTTAGGCTTGTTCGATTGCTTGAAGTCAATTATACTATCACGCCCCATATAAACTCCAACTAGATCAGTTGCACCGGCATACAGTCCAGGATAGCTTACTACCACCTCAGAGCCCCATATCTCCTCCAAATCAGGGAAACCCTTATCGATGATCGTTTTAGCCATCGAATGAGCTTGTACGCCCGCCTCAGTCATGTCTAGCACCTCTTTTTCAAGTATATAACCCTCTAAAATGCTATGCATAATAGTTCCTCGATTAGCAGCTAGATTCTTAATTTTATCCGCTTGAACTTCTCCAACTTTAGCTTTCCATCTAGCCAACGAATCTAACTTATCTTGAGGCTGAGTAGCTGATAGTATGGTTGTAACACTTGGTAACTTTTCTTGAGATACGTCATAGACTCTCTCATCATTTAAAAGTGACCTTGTTGATGTAGGGTAGATAAATTTTTTATTCCATTTCATATTATTTTATCCTCTTGTCCGTAACCATGTTCCATACTAAAATTTTCTGGCCAACCTAATTCACTAGTAAAATAGTTCCCAGAATGTTCGTACCAACCAGTTACCTCTAAATGGTTTCTAATTTTTTCTAAACTATGTTTAAAAAATCTTCTGTTTCTATGATCTAAATATTTTTTAGTTAGATCATCATCAGCATTAGCAACTAACCACCCCATAAGTGAATAGACATAGTCCTCTTCATCCGTAAAAGTTTCTTTCTTCTTTAATTTGTCTAATTTATTTTTCATATAAATGTTTCCTTTCTATTAGTTTTTCTATTTTTTGTTTATTTTCAAAAGCATACAAAGACGCCTGGTGATTATATGGAAATACTTCCCAACAGAGGTCTTTATGTCCTTCTAAAGCATAGTAGATTTCTAATAAAAATTTATGTTTGCTTATCTTTATTTCTTTTTTAACGTAACATCTTTTAGGCATTATTTTAAATCCTCGTTCTCCAAGATATTAATTCTGACCCATTCCTCACCATATTTTTTAAGGAATCTCTTGGCCATAGAACGTCTCGCTTTGTCTGACATAATTTTTAAATCAGATATTGGGACCGACTCACCACCTTTTTGAAGCATATCAAAGTCAGGTACAAATCTTCTCTTGTAGTCTGCAATCTGTGCTTCTAAAGAATCAACATACTCAGTCAGTTCTATAACTTCTTCCTCATGAGCTTTGACTTGTTTTAACAACTTAATATTTTTCTTGTTTAACTTCTCAACTGTTTCCGTAAGTGTTACATTATCTTTCAGTTTCATTTTTTTCTCCTCTTTGATCTAAATCCGTATTTCTTATTCCATCTTTTATTACTTATCGTTTTCATGTTTTTTATACTCCTCTATTAATTTCTCTGATGGATGCCACACGTCAACCGCTGCATAACACTCAGGACATGATAAGTTACTAACTATATCATAATCCTCATTATCTTCGGTATCGTGGTCGCCACCCCATATTAATTCAGTGTTACAGTGCCAACAGTTCAAATTTCTAACTCCTTTGCTACTCTGTACTCTGTTAAATCAACTATATTACTGTCTGAGTAATGATCTATTACTTGTTGTATCTTAGGCAACTTTGTATGTGCAAAGGGCCAAAGCAAACAACAAACACGATAAGCATCACGAAACGTACAACGCCATCTATATTGTTTAAGGTAAGGTGTACCATCAACTCTGTTTCCTTTTACTTTCTTAGGTGTAAGTGTACCTACACCCAATACTTCATGGACCCAAACTAAAACAGATTTATCTGTCATAGTAATTTCCATACTGATACGCATAGAATTAGATAATCTATATCCAGGTTTACCTTTGTGTTTTTTCTTTTTTTCAATACCACGTCTTATGTGTATTGAACCTTCACCATCAAACAAACCTGCAATGTACGCGCAATCAATTTCCGATATCATTGTCCCGACCATGGTTTTTTAACTCCTCGACACTCGCCTCTCGCTTCGGTATCTCGCCTTGAGATTCACAGTAACTACATTGATAAACGGTTACGCCCGATAATACATACCCGTTTCCATTGCATACGGGACATATTTCTCTATCTAAGTTTGCCATTTAACTTCTCCACTTTCTCTTCGACTAATACTCTTACGACTTGTGCCCTAGACAATTTGGCATGCTTGGGAGCGAGATGTTTTGATAGTTTCGTTAATTTATTATAGCAGTCATGATCAATTGCTATACTTTTGTATTTGCTTATATCTGTCATTTGTTATATCCTTTCAAAGTTATTTCTGACATATAGGATTATATATTAAAATTACAACAGGAGTCAATGACTAAATTTATAATTGTATTACATTTATGTTCCATGATTACAGGACAATGTCCCACTAGTCATTTTTCAGTAAAGAATGAATTTAATACACACTACGATTGTGTATTAAATGGATATGCAGTTGCTCAACAGACTTATGTGGAATTAAAAAAACTTGAAAATGTTGATGCAGAGCACATTGAAAAAAATAGACTTGTTGTCAAATTTGAATGTAGAGAAATAAGACTTCCAGATATTATTGTTCCACCAAGAAAACCTAAGCTACCCGCTTAATTCATTTTTCTTAGTTTTTTCATCAGCGTTTTTAAATTCGTAGATTCTTGTACCTTTTTCAACAATAGATTTAATTCCGTGACCAGACAAATCTATATCTACTCCATAACTCTTCCATGCTTTCTTAAGTATGTTAAGTTCAAGAACAAGTACGCCCCATTGTTTCTGAGTAACGTTTGTTGCTTTTAATGTTAGTTTCTTCTCACTCATTTCTTTCTCCTTTTATAGTTAACCAATCAGTTAATAAATGAATCCTGTCTATTTCAGAATTGTTTTTAACTTCATGTAGTTTTTCATTATTATTAATCTCAAATATCTCACCTTCTTTTATATTTTTATCTTCACCACCTACAATAAATCTTACTTCATCATCAGATATAATAGCTAAATGAGTTCTTTTGACAAGATCAAAATAAGCATCTTGATTATCTACGTGAGGAGCAATGATAGACCTAGAAGGTAGATTAATTAACAACGCACTTGTAATAAAACCTTCACCGTATTTTTCTGTAAGTATTTGTGAAAGAGAATCTAACTCTGTTTTATAATTATCTGCTTCAGGCCAAAACTTTCTATTATCTTTTTCTAAATTTCTTTGATTATATTTATCCATTTCATTCCATATCAAAGGTATGGTCTTTGTATTCATATGGACCATATAATTTTTTTGTCTGTAGTCGTATTTGTGCCAGTCTTCTTTTGTATATTTTAAGACTTTTTCTTTTAAACTATTGATATTATTGTATTTTTTTACAAAAATAAAATTTTCAGGTATGAGAGACAAACTATCCTTTTCCTTGTCCCTTGTATCTCGTCTGTTTTTTCTGACGTTTCTCGTGCTTACTTTTATTTTTCTTGTGCTGACGAGGTCCACGTTTTCTAGGCTTGTCACGTGTCTCGAATGATTTAAACTTCTTAGCCATTATTTAATATAATTATCTTTTATCCATTTCTTATCAGACTCATCTAATTTAAGATATCTGATTCTGCCATTGATATGTTGTTTTGTATCAAAGCCACAGTTAGTACATCTATAAAATTCTGAAACAATTGCAACTAAAATTGTTTCTTCCTGACACTCTTCACAAGTCCCGTGTACTGTATCTATTTTACTAAATAATTTAGCTGATTTTTTATCTATTATGCTCATACTATATCTTTCGCTTTTCCTATTATTGGTTTGTATTTAGTTTTACCTTCGAATTTATAAGCATGCATATACTGCTCACGTCTTCCTTCAGGTATCCAACTACAGTGAATCCATCCAGAATTGGGTTCGCCTGGAGTGTAGAACTCGAGGATCAATTGATCTGTCTCAAGGTTCTGTTTGATCCAATCAGCGACTTCTGCATTGTCGACTCCAACACATTCGAAGTCTGCGGCCTCAGCTTTTGCATGCTGGCTGTCCCGACTTGAACCTATGGCATAGCAAAGGTCTTCTGAACGGAACCCTGATGTGACCTTAACTCTACCAAAATGGTCCCGGACGGGTTGTAAAATATTTTCACAAAGTGATTTTAATTTTTCTATTTGACCTGCATTTGGATTATTATTAATACCTTTACGTATTGCAGTATCAGACTTGATAAGCTCCTGAAGAGAGAAATTTCTTGAAAGATTCATTTATTGACAGCTTAAACACTCATCACTGTCATTGTCAAGGTCAGCTAGAGCTTCTTCTTTACATTCTTGGCTACAGAATAAATCTAATTGTTCTTTAGCTTCGAACTCTTTTTTACATTGTTTACAGTTTTTCATTATTCTTCTATAATTTTTTTAATTGCTTTAGATCCATCGATATTTTTTTCGAGTTCAACTTTTACTTTCCCGCATTTGTACTGAATATTATCATTTGCTGTACGTTCCGCAACCCTTTTTCCTTTTAAACAATCTGACATTGCAGGCTGTATTCTATGTTCTGTAAGCTCACCTGCTATAAACATACAAAGAGCTACTACGCTACTGATGACCGTTTCCATTTGCTCTTACCTTATCTTTTAGTTCTTCAACATCTTCTAATGCTTTATCTAATTGTGTTTTTAAAAATTCTATATTAACT